GTAGTAACTGTTCACAGAGTAGTATATAAATTAATCACAGCTCCTTACAAATGGGAGAAGACAGCTCACGTAGCTGAAGAAGAAGAATAAAACTTAGAGCAATATTGCTCGCACAATCCATTTAAAACTAAACAATGGAAAATAGTAAACCAGTAAAAAAGACAGTAGTAAAAAGAAAACCAAGAAAAAGATTCATTGCAGTGAATGTTTGGCAGAAGAAGTTTGGACCAGTATCAGAGAGAGCTGTGTATGATGTCTATGCTCAGAAGTTCAATGTAGAGCTTCACAACATGAAGAAGTATTCTTTTACACATTGTGTTACTGCACTAAGAAAATTAGAAACAGATCTATTAGATTCACAAGAGGAGTCTATTTAACATTAACTAAATAAAATAAATATGTCATTCAATATTCAAACTCATCGAGAGTTGACACAAATAGAGACAAGGCAAGATGTCGGATTAGGGATCATGCGTTGGGGAAAGGATAATACTTTCCCACAGACATTAATTAATGTCATCCAACAATCTCCATCAGCAAAGACAGCTATAAGTAGAACTGCAAAGTTTTATAAAGGAGCAGGCTTTGATGGAGAGAATGAAATAATTAATGCATATGGATTGACTTTGAAAAAGTTAGTAGGGATCCTTGCAGATGATTATGCAAACTTTGAAGCATTTGCACTTCAATTGAATTATAATCTAAAAGGACAAGTTACTTCAATGAATCCAATTAGAATAGCTACATTAAGATTTAATGAGTTTGATGAATTGAACTATGCATCGAAGGTTGGGTATCATCCTAACTTTGGAAGAAATAGTGAAGTAGTCAAAAGTATTGATTCAACTGTAGCAGCTGGAGATATCAAATGGTTTAATAGATTCAATCCTAAAGCTGTTGAAGCTCAGATTGAAAAAACCAAAGGAGGTATTTCAAATTACTTAGGACAAGTACTTTACTTTAGTGAAGCAGGACATTCATCTTATCCTATTCCACCATTGCAATCAGGAATCAATTATGTACTTTCAGATGTAGAGAATTCTATATTAGTAAGAAAAGAAACATCAACTGGATTCATTAACACTTATATGTTAAAGACTACAATGGACTCAGAAGACTCAACTTTGATAGCTTTAGAAAGAGCAATCGAAGAAGCACAAGGTGCAAGAGGAACTGGGAAAGTAATTACATTCTCAGGATTAAGTCCTGAAGAAGTATCAACTACACTACTTGAAGAAATGGGTGGTGGTGGAGCTGGATCGAAAGCAATTATCGAATCAGCAAGAATGGCATTTGAATTAGACAGAGAAGTAATTACTGGAGCATATTTGATCCCACCAGCATTGGCAGGTATTGATCAAAAGACTGGTCTTAGTGGAGCTGATCTACAAGAAGCATATTATGTGTTCAATGCAATTACTCAAGGTGGTAGAGATGCTATCGAAAGTGAATTGAATAATGTACTAGCTAATTCTATATTCAAAACCCAAGATGTATCAATCAAGAAATTATCTTTAGACGTTCAAGAAGAACGAATGGAGGGAGAAGATAATGAGGAGATGTTAACTAATAAATCAGAATAACTATGTATGATGTAAGTTTAGAAAGTAGATTGATATCTTCTGACATTGCTGACATGATGCAAGATTATGTTTCGATTCAGTTAGATATAGACAACACAAAGATTAAAGCAGCAGCTCTAGTAGCTCAAGAAATAGATATAGCAAGAGTAATTACAAAAGCCAACTTGGATAGAGTAATTGATTTAGATATTTATGATGAGACTATTCCAGATGCTGATTTAAGTCTTAGAGCATTGTTGGTGGCACCTTGGTGTTACTATACATATGCAAGATGTCTTACAATGTTCCAAGGAACATTCACAGACTCAGGTTATGCTGTTGAAGCAGAAGCCACAGATAAAGATGCTGCTAAGGCTGTAGCACAAGAAATGAAAAGTATAGGTGACAGTTTTATGTTACTTGTTACTGAATTCCTCACAGCAGAGGATGAAAGTACTTTAGCCGATGATAGCAAACTAGCTCCAAGAATCCGAGTAATGGGAGGAAAGGAGAATAGGGCATCTAATTAGTATTCTACTCAGTAGCATGGTTGGCACATTGACATCATCCGATGCATGTGTGGAGGTTCGATTCCTCCACTACTAACTAAATGCAAAGTAATAGTACTTTGCATAATTTAATTTTAATTATTATGAGAGAAACAGAAGCTCTTTTAAAACTAGTGGTATCAATATTGACAGCCATTATTCTTTTCCCACTTACATTAGTTGTAGGAGTGTTGAGAATAATCAAATCAATCTTATCCATAATAGAAAAAACAATCTTAGCATTCATAAAGAATGTAAGACAAGAACTAATAAAATAATAACAATGGCAAGATCAATGAAAAATAGCAAACGAAAGGAAGCTAAGCTTTTGGAAACGAGAGCAGAATTTGTTAGAGCAGCTTTGGATGCAGGACACATATCGAGAAAGGATATATGTAAGGCAACTGGAATACAACTTCATGAGTTAGCTAATCTATTTACACTAGACAGAAAAGTGTATGGAGAGTATGTAGTGAGAAGAAAGACTATTTCAGATATAGCATCTGATAATATTCTTGACATAATAAATGATCCAACTCACCCACAACACTTTCAGGCATCTAAGTACATTTTAACAACATACAAATCAGATTTGGATGAAGTACTTGAGAGTCAAGATTCAGAGGCTATGAACGTATCTATAGGAGGAGCAAGTAAAGCATCCCCAATAGTAATTAAGTTCGGAGATAGCGAGTAGTAATTATTAAAACACAAAGATGGGAAGACCTAGAAAAGTAGAAGCGGCACCAATCGAATTAAATATCAATCCAACATTCAAACCATTATTTATGGATGAAATGGATATGCCTAGATACTATCAATTATTTGGTGGAAGGGGATCTGGTAAATCGTTTGTAGCTGCTTTGGCTATGGTTCAATTAACCTACAGTAAATATGAACACAAGATACTTTATCTAAGACAGACAATGGCATCTTCAGATGATTCGGTTGTAGCTGATATAAAAGCTGCAATAAGATTAATGAATGCAGAAGCTGACTTCAGAGAAAGTAAAGGAACGATCACAAACATTACAACTGGAGCAACAATTTCTTTTAAGGGAATAAGATCAAGTGGATCAGCAACTGCAAAGTTGAAATCTTTATCTGGAATCACAACTCTAGTAGTTGAGGAAGCAGAGGAGGTAGAATCGTTTGAAGAATTCTCTAAGGTGGATGAATCAATTAGGATTGCAGGAAAGCCATTAAAGGTTATTCTTATTTACAATCCAACATCTGCATTACAATCTTGGATCCACAAAGAATGGTTCATAGATGGAAGACCGATGGAAGGAAGGAGTGATACAATTTACATGCACTCAACTTATTTAGATAACGTTACCAATCTGAATCCATCTGTAGTAAAAAGATATCAAGATCTTCAGGAAAGTAATCCAACTTACTATCTTAATACAATTATGGCTGAGTGGACTTTAGAGACTGCTGGTAGAATGTATGCTGGATGGGGAATGTATCCTGAGCTAGAACAAGAAGGAGATACTTGGTATGGATTAGATTTTGGTTATGGTGGTAAAGATAGAACCTCAATGATTAAGATTACTTGGATTGATGAAGTGTACTATGTTGAACAAATGTTCAGTGAGTCCAAACTTTCAATTAGAAGAACTCTTACTAAGATGAGAGAATGTCAGATACCATTCAATGCAAAGATATATGCCGATAGTGCTATGCCATTACTTATTGATGAGATAAGAAGAGGTGGTTACAGAACAGTAAGAAAAGCTACTAAAGGAAATGTTGAAGCAGGGATTAAGAAGATTCAGAATAAGGACATAGTATTAATAGGAGATCAGTCAACACATTTGTTTCATGCTTACATGACATTTGCTAGAGACAAGAATGGAAAACTTCCTCACGAGCCAGATGAATTGGCTGCAATGAGATATGGAATTAATTCTAAGACTCCAACTAAGAATCCTGGAAAGAATAGACCAGTAAGAGCAAGAAGAAGAAAAGGCTTCTTATAAACATATCAAAACAAAAAAGACTTAACCATTAAACGTTAGGTCTTTTTTTTGTTTACATTAATTTTAAAAACAAATAAAGAATGGGAAAGATTAGATTAAACACAGTAAAGCACTATACTGGAACATTTGCTGAATTACCAGCAAAGCTCCCATATGGTGACACTTACTTCTCCACAGATGATCAAAGACCTGTTCTTACTGGTTACACAACAATGGATATGCAAAATATGGTATCTAACGATATTGAGAATGTAACAATTCCAGGATTAAGTTAATAAAGTAATACTGCAGTGATGCACTATGAATGTAAATTAAGGGAATGGCTTCGGCTGTTCCCTTTTTTTATTTGTAAAAAATTTCGTTTTTTTTTAATTAAAAGTTGCCTCGTATGTTTGAAAAAGAGTATCTTTATCTTGTCAAACAAATAGAATATTAAAACTTAAAAATTAAAATTATGTTATCAAACGAATTAAGAGTAGGTCAAGAGTTAAGAGAAGATTTAGAATCAAAAGGGATTAACATCTCAACAGAATTTGTAATCAAAGTATGGGAGAACCAAGCAGAGTTTATCTTAACTGATAAAGATGGTAAAAGAGTGTTTGGAGGGAATGTAGATGTAAATGGATTTGCAGATTGGAATACTGGAGTAAGAGAAATCAAGATTGGTAAAGGTTCAATGGGAGCTTTTGATATGACTTGTAAGGCATCAGTAGAGTCTACTTTATTAATGGCTGAGTTAATTAACAACTTTGAAGAGTTTTCTGAGTCAGTAGAGTTTGCAATGGATAGAATTGCTAATCAAAAATAAATCAATTAAATGTTGCTCAGTCAGAAATGGCTGAGTATCTTTATCAAAAATAATAATCATGGAGACAATAGCAATAGAATTTTTAACACAAGATCAAGTAACATTAACTGAAGGATTGCTTCAGATGTTAGACACACAAGTAAGTAGTAACACTTTTATATTCGTAGTAGAGTTTGAAGAGTTAGAAATGCTTCTAGATGAATTAGACACAGAGATGAACTTAGATTTTGTAGTAACTAAATTAGACTAACGATATGAATAACTTAAAGAAAAAAGTATTAGAAGTAAAGGTAGGAGATACCTTTAAGTGTATAAAGGAAGGAGACTTCTTTACAGTAGGGAGCGACTATAAAGTTCAAACTTGTGACTATAAGATAGGAACAGAATCTACAGATGTAGAGTTTCGAGATGACGAATATGATCTTCATATGGTAACAGAATCATTTTTATTAACTAATTTTAAAAAACAATAAACTATGTCAAGAATAGCACAGTACATTTTATTACTAAAACAACAACCACAAACATTAGAGGTGAAAAAAGAGATTCAGAACCTACAACAACAATTCGACATTAAGGAAGAGAAAAAATATCCTGAAGGATCTTTACTTAATAATTTAACTCCTTCAGATTATCAATTAGACAATTAATATGGAAGCAAACGTAACATTCAATGGAGTACCTCTAGTAATAATTTATGACTATCATGAAGGA